AGAAGCTGACACTAGGAATATCCTAGTTGTTGGCGACTTGCATGAACCATTTTGCCTAGATGGTTATTTAGAGTTTTGTCAAGAACAACATGAAACATGGAATTGTACTGATGTAGTATTTATTGGTGATATTATTGATAATCATTATACAAGTTTTCATGAAATAGATATTGAAGCAGAATATACAGGAAAACAAGAGCTTGAACACGCTATTAGTAAAATAGCAAAATGGTATAAGGCGTTTCCTAAAGCAACTGTTATTGTAGGTAATCACGATAGAATGATAATGCGAAAAGCCCAAACATCATTAATACCTAGTAAGTGGATTAAATCATATAAAGAGGTCTTAGAAGTTCCTAATTGGAAGTTTGTAGACAGATTAGTTATAGACAATGTGCAATATATTCATGGTGAAGCAGGAACGAGCAGAACAAAATGTCGTGCTGATATGATGAATACAGTACAAGGACACTTACACACACAAACATATATAGAACATTATGTAGGGCAAAACTTTAGAGTCTTTGGTATGCAGGTAGGTTGCGGCATAGATCATGACACCTACGCTATGGCTTATGCGAAAAGAGGTAAAAAACCTTCTATTGCTTGCGGAGTCGTTCTAGGGGGTACTACACCAATAAATCTTTTAATGCCCTTATAATGCACCTAAAAGACTCTACAAAGCTAACTTTACTCTATTTATTAATTATAGTAATAGTCTTACTTATTTCTCTTTAATTTTCTTGTTAACACTATAATTGTTAATAACTTTGTAAATAAAGTTGTAAATAATTGTGTCAATTAAAAATAATATGTATCTTTGCATCATATTAATCAAAACAAAAACAGATGTACTCAAATTTTAAAATGTTAGAAGCAACAAACAAAGAAGAAGCTATTGTATCAATATTAGATGTAATAGAAGAAAATCCATTATGGCTTAATAAAATTAATGATGGCTTATTTTTATTGGTAAAAAGTATTGAACCTGAACACAAAAGATTTTTATTAGAAAGGTCATTAGATGAACAAGTAATAGACTTGTTTGTTAAACTAAAAAAAGAATACTATCACTTTAAAGATTTTACACAATGGAATTACTAATTTGCGAAGATTACTACTTCTATAATAACGGAGTGTATAAAACAATAGAAAAACTATCACCTGAAGGTTGGTTTACAGATTTAAAAAAAGTAGAACCAAGTATTAGAATCTTTGGAACTAGAGAGCAGGTAGATGAAGCTCTTGATACTTATATTGAATTGACTGGTCTTAATCTTGATGAATCATTTGAATATAAAACAGAAGAGAAAGGCAGCTACTGGGAAGATATTGTATTTAGTGAAACAAGAAAAGATAGACCAACACTAAAAGAATATAATGAAGCTGTAAATAAGAATCTAGCAATATATAAAGACAAATATAATAAACTAAATAATAACAAAGCACTAATAACAACGATATGAAACTAAAAGATTTAAAAAAGGAATTGCCTTATAAATGGAGAGTACAGTCTGTTAAATACGGAAAAGCAACTTGCGTAGCTTATATAGACGCAAGAGATTGTCAAGACTTACTTGATGAAGTAATAGGTGCTGAAAACTGGCAGTCTATTTACTATGAGCAAAATGGACTACTATTTTGTAAGGTAGGAATATTTAATGGAGTTGAATGGGTATGGAAATCAGACACAGGGTCAGAATCTAATGTAGAAAAAGACAAAGGTCATGTGTCAGATGCTTTTAAAAGAGCTTGTGTTTGTTGGGGTATTGGTAGGTTTTTATATAGGTTGCCAATTCAAACACTACAAGCTAAAAAACATAGTAATGGTAGGGAATACCCTTATTCTCCTGAAAAGGATAAAATTATATTTGATGGAGAAACTTTAACAAATTATATAAACTGGAAATTGAAAAATAAATAGCATGAGGGGGTTAAATATCAATATGAATAATAATTTCAGCTGTTATACTTTGTAAAGATATACACCCCCTCTTTTTAATAATTAAAAAATAAATTATGGAAACAGCACTGCCTAATAACAGTATAAACAAACCTTTAAGTGAAAGTGAGCAGCTTAGAACTGAAAACACAAGACTTAGGAAAAACAATTTGAATTTAAAATTAGAAATAATTAAAGAAAAAGAAAAACTGTCAAAAATAATTAAGTACATTAAAAGTTACAAATAAAACCTAGTATTAATAAATTAAATAAATAAAAATGGAAGTAAAACAGGTGTAAGTAAATTAGGAAAAGAATGGCAAAAGCAAACAGTTGTAGTAGACAATGGAGAAGAGTTTAATAACCTAATAGCAGTAAGTGCTTTTGGTGAAGATAAAATAAAGGACTTAAATAAACTACAAGAGGGTATGACAGTATCTATTCGTTGTAATGTTTATTCTAGAGAGTATAAAGGTAAATATTATCACAATATAGATGGATATTGGTTTACACAAAAAGCTGAAAATGAGGACTTTGTAACTTCAGACTCAAATGAGAATGATTTGCCGTTTTAAAATGATACAAGAAGATAATTTTAAAAACTTATGTGACCTTACTACAAGATTAGTAGGGCTGCGTAAAGGTTCGCTTGCCTTCAAAAGCAGAAAACAAGAATACCAAGTACCAAGAAGTGTTGTAGCAGTTGTTGCTAGGATGATTGATAATACACACCCAACTATAATAGCTAAACAGCTTAAAAGAGATAGGGTTTCTGTTTATCACTATGAAAGAATGCACGAATCTAATTATCGTTCTTTTCCTAAATATAGAGAGATTTTTAATTTAGTCTATAATGCATATTCTAGTATTCAGGGTTCTAAAAGAACATTTTCAGACTCTAGGGAGTTAGAAATATATTTAAGAGAAAGCGGAATAAGTAACAGTGATAAATACCAAACTATTATTAAAGTTACTTCAGGAAGAGCTGAATATAATATTAGACTCTCATATAAAGATTTTTACAATCAATTAGAATTATGTAAGTTTGCGCTGACAGATTGTAATTACAACTTAGAAATTATTTAATGGATAAACCAAACTACTACGCTATAATACCTGCTGAAGTAAGGTACTCAAGTTTAAAACCTAATGCTAAACTTCTTTATGGAGAAATAACTGCATTAAGTGGAAAACTTGGGTACTGTTATGCAACTAACAACTATTTTGCTGAATTGTATGGAGTAAGTAAAAACACAGTAAGCAGGTGGCTTAGCGAATTAAATAAATTAGGATTTATAAATATAGAAGTAGAACGCAACGAAAATAAACAAGTGATTAAAAGAAAGGTAGGTATTGTTAAAAAAGACAATAGCCCTATATATAAAATAAGCAAAGAGAATAATACAAGAATTAATAATACAAGTAATATAAATATAACTAAAGAAAAATTTATTTCAGAGGTTATGACTTTTGATTATCCTAAAGATATGTTAGAGGATTTTATAAACTACTGGACTGAGGGTAAAAAGAAAATGAGATACCAAAAACAAAGCACTTTTGAAATAAAATTAAGATTGTTGCGTTGGGATAAAAACAATAAGTCCTGGAATAAACCTCAAACAATGAGCAAGATACATCAACACTTACAGAAAAACATAAATGTAAAAGAAAAACTATTAAAACAATTAAAAAATGAAAATAATTAAAACAATGTCTAAAGAAGATTTATTAATGTTGTCAGTAGATTTAGTAAGTAAAACCTATATTGAATTAGGACAAAACAATGTAGAAGAAGATACAATAACAATAATGGCTAAAAGTTTAGCTAATGATTTAGCAAGAATTTATAAAAACTTTTATTTTGAAGACGCTGAAAATGCTTTTTATTTAGGAGTAAGAAGTCCTATGACATCTGACTTTATACATTTAACAGTTCCTACTTATATGAAATGGTTGCGAAAACATCAAGATATAATATGGGATGCAAGAGCAAGAGTTGATAAAGGAGAGAATCCTAATCAAGTACCTCATTACAGACCTGAACCAAAACTACTCAAATGATAGGTTGGGTAATAATCGCAGCAATAGTGCTGCATATAAACTATAAATTAAAAGAATGAAAACACTTACACAAAAAGAAAGAATTATTAGACATTTAAAAGACAAAGGATCAATTACATCATTAGAAGCTATGAAAGAATATGGCATAATGCGCTTAACATCAAGGGTTTGTGAATTGAAAAATGAGGGCTATTCGATTAGAAGCGAGTTTGTTAGCAGTAAAAATAGATATAATGAGCCTGTATCTTTTAGTAAATATTCACTAATAAGATAATTGAAGTCAATAAGTAAATTAAAAAAAGAACTAGATAAGTGGTTTAGTCTTTACATTAGACTTAGAGATAGTCAAAATGGTTTAGTACAATGCTTTACTTGTGGTAAAGTTGCACACTATAAAAAAGGCGGTATGCAATGCGGACATTTTCAGTCTAGGCGGTTTATGGCAACTAGATATGATGAACAAAACTGTTCAGCTCAATGTGTTGCTTGTAATATGTTTAGAGCAGGAGAGCAGTATAGGTTTGCTTTAGCTATTGATGCTAAGTATGGTGTTGGCACTGCTGATGAACTGCAATTTAAAGCTAGACAAACAATGAAGTTTACTAGAGCTGATTATGAAGAAAAAATAAGTTATTACAAATTAGTTGTTAAAAAATTAAAAAAAGAAAAGGGAATAGAATAATTTTTTTTATAACTTTGGCATATGCACATTCCTATTTATTCAAGTGAAGAACACAAATCAATAGTAGATGTTTATGTTTTAATGTGCAAACAATTTGTAGAAGAAGTAACTACAAAAGCAAGATACAAAAATTATTTAGAAGTATTAGACTTAGTTATAGAATACTCAAATAACTATGGCAAAGGGGTTAGAGAGAATAATTTTTATGACTGGATTACTATTATACCAATAAATATATCTGTTGCCACTAGCGGATTTTTTGCAGGAGTAGAAACTAAAACTAACTCAGCAGTTATAAGAGCTTATAAGGTTGTATTAGACCAAATGCTTCAAGAAGTTATTGATAGAATAGACAAACTTGAACCTACTCATGACTGATATTTATATTGAAATATCAAAGCTAACAGATAAGTTCAGAAAAATGGCGTATGGAATAACAACAGATGAAAATAAAATAAATGAAGCAGTACAAGAGTTAATGCTCTATTTTTTACAAATGAACCCCTCAACATTATCTTTAATTTGGGATAAAGATGGAATAGATGGATTAACAAGATATGGAGCGGTAGCATTAAGAAGAGCATTAACAAGCACAAGAAGTAATTTTTATTATAAGTATGAAAAGTATTATACACATATTGACAGCTCTGTTTTTAGTTCTAATACAGCTGACACTAATGAGTATTTTATTCCTGATGGTTTTAATTATAAAGACATTTCAAACATTCCAAACGAAGAAGTAGATAATCACAAGCTAATGAAATTAGAAGCAATAGATAAAGAGTTAGATAAGCTAGAAAGCTGGTACGATAGAAAATTATTCCAGTTATATTATAGTGGTGAAACACTCGATTCACTCGCTGCTAAGACTAAGATAAGTCGTAACAGCTTGTTTACAACAATAGATAAAGTAAGAACAATAATTAAAAATAATTTAAATGAAGATGTATGACCCTGTAAAGAAAGATAGTTTTGTAATGCAGTTTGGTTTTAAAAGTCCAAACTGGCATCCAAGAACTAAAAATACTTATATAAAAAAAGAAGATAGAAAAAGTGAATAGATTTTTTGTTCCTGATGAAGTCTATCAAGACAGGATAGCAATATGTAAAGAATGTGTTTACTATTTTAAACCAACAGGAACTTGTAAGCGGTGCTTATGTTTTATGAAAGTAAAGGCAAGACTAGCACCAATGGCTTGCCCTCAAAAGTATTGGGATAAAACAACTGAAGTACATACACCTGATGACTTGCCGCAAGAAATAATAGATGAAATAATAGATATGTGGAAAGACTTAAAGACAGGTAGAGCAAAAGATGTGGCGGCTAAAAAAAGAATGATAGAAATATATAATACAATACACAATACTAATTATTCGCCTACTACAAATTGTGGTTCGTGTATATCAACTTGTTTTGATGCAATTAAAAAACTATATAAAAAATACAGCGAATGATAAAGAACACAAAAAAAATCATAGACTACTACTTTAAAAACCCTGACAAAAATAGTAACAAAGAAATGGCTGAAAGATTTAATATTTGCACAATAACTTTTAGTAGAATATTGTCTAAAGAATTAAAAAGAAGAAGAGAAAATAGTATGGTCAAAAGATTTCTCAACAAAAATGTTTGAAGCATTTAAACATATAATAGGTTTTTGTGGAGAGCCGCATCCAAGTTTAATTACTTTATTACTTGGCACACCTATTGCAAGCTATTTAATATATAAAATAAAAAATAAAAAATGAAACAAGATTATAAAAGAACACCTGAACCAAGTTATTATTCAGGAACATTGTACGGCTATTCAGCTAAAGATATAGTTGATGATTTTAACTTAAATGCTTGGACTGCTCAGGCAGTACAATATATATTAAGAGCAGGAAAAAAAGATGGCAGTCCTGCTGAGCAAGATATACAAAAGGCTATTAATGTTTTATACTTTGAGTTAGATAAACTTTATGAAGAAAGTAAAACTAAAACTGGAGGGTTAGCAAAATGACTTTATATAAATGTGAATGTGGTAATGAAGAAGAAATAGGTAAGTCTACTTTAGCTTTTAGAGATGGTAGATGGAGAACTATTCAGGCGTTATGTGACTGTGGCAAATGGATGGAAGCTGAGCCTGAAGATGGGATGCCTAGCTTAATTAGAACTGAAGCATCTTTAAGTAAAAAGAAAAGGCATGATAAACTATGGGCAGGTGCTAAAGAAAAGCTAGTAGGAGAAAGAGGTATTAACGAAAAATTCAATTAATGAAAACATTACTATTACTATTATGCTTGACTGACTGGATATGTACTACTGGTGGGGGCAAAACTTTTATAGCGCCTTATAGTTCTATTAATCAAAGTAATTATTATACAGAACATCACATAGACTTTGGAGACGGAACTGATACTACATTTATTGGAATAGAAAATCCAATAGCATTAGCATATCAAACAATAGTACACTATTATAATCCAGGAATACACATAGCAACTTTGACTACTAATTTTTATGATTCAACAACTAACATATTATTATGTACAGCAGTTAAGCAAGACACTATATGTCCTTATAATATTACTTATGTAAACGAAATAAGAAAGCCAATAAAAAACAAGATATATAACTTACAAGGAATAGAGCTGTTAGAAGCACCCAAAAACATGATGTATATTAAGAACAGAAAACTATACTATGAACTTCGTAATTAATACTAGTCAAGATAAACAAACTCTTTTTAATTACTTAAAAGAACTTGAAACAGATTATATAGTTAAAGTAAAAAAGCAAAGAAACAACAGAAGCAACATGCAGAATAACTATTACTGGGCGTGTATAGTACAGCCATTAGCAAATGAGCTAGGTTATTTTCCTGATGAGATGCACGATACTTTAAAGGTTAAGTTTGCAAGTGAATGGCAAAGCATAGATATAAACGATAAACAGATAGGACTGCAAACAGTAAACAGCACAGCTAGAATGAACACAAAAGACTTTGAGATATATGCAGAGCAAATAAGGATATGGGCATTAACAGAACTAGGTGTAAGACTTATGCTTCCAAATGAATATGAGTAATTTCTATTATATAATAAGAATTGAATAATCAATCTTTTTCAATTATGGATAAAAGAATAAACAACGGTGGAGCTAGAAAAGGTGCAGGGCGTAAGTCTAAGGCAGATGAACAAAGATTAATAGAGAGCTTAACACCAATGAATGAAAAGGCGTTAAAGTCTTTAGAGAATGGTATTGACAATAAAGAGCAATGGGCAGTCAAGCTGTTCTTTGAATACTTTTATGGTAAACCTCAGCAAAGGGTAGATGTAACTACAAATGATGAAAGTATTAACATGCCACTAATAAACTTTGTAGAAACTGAATCTGAATAAGAAATACAATCCTCTATTTAATTCTGATGCTCGTTATTTTATAATAACAGGTGGGAGGGGTAGTGGTAAGTCTTTTGCGGTTACAGTATTTTTAACGCTACTTACAATGGCAGAAGGAATTAGGGTATTGTTTACTCGTTATACAATGGTGTCAGCTCATTTATCTATTATTCCTGAGTTCTTAGAAAAGATAGGATTACTAGGATTTGAAAATATCTTTAGTGTAAATAAAGCTGAGGTTGTAAACTTAGGCAACCAATCTGACATATTATTTAGAGGTATTAAGACTTCAGCAGGTAATCAGACTGCAAGTCTAAAGTCATTACAGGGCATAAGTTGTTGGGTATTAGATGAAGCAGAAGAACTTATTGATGAAGATATATTTGACACCATAGACCTTAGTATTAGAGAAAAGAATATACAGAATAGAATAATACTTATATTAAACCCAGTTACTAAAGAGCATTGGATTTATAAAAGATTTTTTGAGGACAAAGGAGTAGAAGCTGGTTTTAATGGCGTTAGAGACAATGTGTGCTATATACACTCTACATACCTAGACAATAAAGAAAACCTCTCACAGAGCTTCCTAGAGCGTATTAAGACTATAAAGCATAGGAACTTTAAAAAGTATCAACATAAAATCTTAGGGGGTTGGCTAGACAGAGCAGATGGCGTAGTATTTACTAACTGGAGTATAGGAGAGTTTAACCCTGATGGCTTACAGACTTCTTGTGGAATGGACTTTGGTTTCTCAATAGACCCTGACAGTCTTACAGAAGTTGCAATAGATAAGCGTAAGCAAAAGATATATTTAAAAGAGCATATATATAAGAATGGTTTGAAATCACAAGAACTTGCACAGATTATATTAGACAAAGTAGGTCAGAAACTTATAATAGCTGATTCAGCAGAACCTAGACTAATAGCAGACTTAAAGCATTTAGGAGTAAACATTAAACCAGTAAAAAAAGGAACTATTGAAAGTGGTATAACTAGAATGCAAGATTTTGAGTTAGTAATAACGCCTGAATCAACTAACATAGCTAAAGAGCTGAATAACTATATATTTTCAGATAAATCTTCTAAGTTATATGTAGATTCATATAATCATGCTATTGATGGAGTGAGATATGCAATAACATATCATTTAGACAACCCTAATGCAGGCAGGTATTTTGTGCAATAGAAAATCCCCCCACTTTAAGTATAACGACAAAATATAGAAAGGTGTGAGGGGATAGTAACTAACTTGAAAACAAAAACAGGACAAATATATAAAAAAAAATAAAAGAGTAAACTAAATTTGAAGAATTTCTATTATATAATGTATGAAGGTCAAAATTAAGAAGCAGGGCAAAGTAAAAGAGTTTAAGTTAATTAGTAAGTGGGAAGAAGTTACTCTCAGTAAATGGTTAAAGCTAATAGACTTTCACAAAGGCACAAAGAGTGAAGAAGCTCAAGAAACAATAGCGGCTTTATCTAATATTCCAAAAGACTTAATTAAGCAGTTGGAATTAAAAGATGTTGCAGTTATAATGAGTAAGTTATCTGAGCTTCAAGCAAAGCAAGATAGTTCTTTAAAAAGGATAGTAGAGGTAAATGGCAAAAGGTATGGTTTTCACCCTAATTTAGATGAAATAACTTTAGGGGAGTATGCAGATATTGAAACCATGATTAAGAATGATATTGAAAAGAATATGCCTGAAGTTTGCGCAATCTTATATAGACCAATAGTAGAAGAAAATAATGATGTCTATACAATAGAAGCGTATGATGGTAATATAAGCATAAGGGCGGAAGAAATGAAGAAGATGTCAGCAGAGCAAGTGCAATCAGCACTGGTTTTTTTTTATCATTTCGCAACGCTATTATTACTGACTTTGGAATCATCTTTGACTCAGGTGCTAAAGGAAATGAAGATGCAATTGCCTCAGAATCTTTTGCAGAAAAGTGGAGTTGGTTTGGAGTAATGTATAGATTAACAAATGCAGATATTTCAAAGCTAGAACAGATAACTAAACTTAATCTATTAGAGGCATTGACTTGGTTAAGTTATGAAACAGATTTAGAATCACAAAATAAAGTAAAACATGGCAGTAAGCAATAAGACTTATAACAATGTAGTAGACACCCTTTGTAGACTTGGGGAATATCATGAGCAGATTTCAACTGTATCAGTTGGAGACATATTTGACATAAATCTTGAAAAGATGGAGAAAATGCCACTACTGCACATTAATCCAACATCTGTATCAACAGGGGACAGTGAATTGGTCTACAACTTTCAGCTTTTTATTGCTGACTTAGTTTCTGAAAAAGACAACTGGCAAACACATCAAGCTAAACAATTAACTAAACTATTAGACCCTAAGAACAATGAGCAGCAAGTATGG